AAAAAAACAAAAAAGAAATTAAAAAGACTTCAAAAAAAAGCTAGTAGGCATTATCAAAAAATGTTAGATGAAAGCAAGAGAACGAAAACCAAGTTCAATAAATTGTATAAGTCTAAAAACTTAATTAAACTTGAAAAACAAATTAAAAAACAACATATAAAAATAAAAAATATGTTAACTACTAATATTCATATGTTTACAAAATCTTTAATAAATCTAAATCCACAAGCAATAGTTATTGAAGATTTAAATGTAAGCGGAATGATGAAAAATAGACATCTTTCTAAGGCAGTGCAAGAAGCAAAATTTTATGAAATTCGTAGACAATTAGAATATAAATGTAATTGGTATGGAATTAATTTAATAGTTGCTGATAGATGGTATGCTAGTAGTAAAATTTGTAGTTGCTGTGGCAACAAGAAACAAAAATTAAGTTTAAGTGAAAGAACTTATGTTTGTGAAAATTGTGGTTGTGTTATCGACCGTGATTTAAATGCAAGCATAAATTTAAAAAACTTAGCTGTGTAACTTAACTACACACTTAGTAGTACTCAAACCGTATTGAGGATAAAGGCTTTGGAGTGGCACATCAAATTGGAGTAGTATTTATATACAAAACAAGCCACGGTGAATTAGCAAGTATAAAGTTAATAGTAGATTTTTATAAGTTCTTATTGAATTTATAAGTTTTTATAACTTTTATATTACGGAATTGTACAGGTTTACATTCCATCTGGAGTTACAGCAAGTGTTAAAATCCAAGGCAAATTACTAAACGATAGTGTTTTAACAGATATTGCAACACTTAGAGATAAAGACTATCAAATGATGTCTACTATAACAGACGGTAATGTTTATAGAGTAAGTGTTTCTGGATATCATACAATCACTTGTAATGCAACATTTACAGGTGACACAGATAATAAAGCAACAGTTAGAGTTAGATTAATTTCTTAAGATATCAAAAATCGAAAGCTTTTGTAAGGGTGGCGTTATGATGTTGCCCTTATTCTCCATTTAGACAGAACCTCACGCACCTCTCAATGATGTGTCCCAGTGAGGGCATTATTAATAATATTAATTCCATATTGTAATATCATATATATTATAATATGGAAAAGATATTATATTCTAAGAGAAAGGATTTTTAAATTTGAAAAATATAAAAAAAATAAAAAATAAAAATTTAAAGAATAAAAAAAATATAAAAATAAAAAAAGAAATTAGACTATCTATTTCAAAAAAAATACCAGAGTTAAATGAAATTACAAAGTTTGCAATATTGGTAGATAAACCATGTAGAGATTTAGATTTTAAAAGAATACAAAACAACAACATAAAACTAGTATTTTTAGATTATGATATTTTTAGTAAATTAGATAATTGTATCAGATATAGCAGACTTAAAAAAGCAATCTACGAATATAAAGTTTCTTTTGGTTTAAAAGCATCAATATATTGGCATAAAGAAATATATGCCACTTCTTTCTTGGAAAGAAAAAGACTAATTGAATTACAAGTTCAAGAATTAGTCAATGAATATTTTGGATGTAAAGGGCTCAATACAGCTAGAAAGAAATTGATTATTTTAGATTTAAAATTAGACCCAAAAGAAAAATTAATTTTCGACCATAAAGAATTTTATACTTTGGTTAATCATCAAATTGAATTATTTGTAAATCATGGAATTACACCAATTTTAAAAATAACTAATAAAGAAAAACAAAAATTTATGAATGTTAATGTTAATTTTAATAAAATTCCAAGATGCAATTTTCTATTGGACTATGATATAATTGATACTGCAAATTTAAATAAGAGTGAATATGACTTAAGCAATATATCTACATATTCAAAAAAAATTATGCCTATAGAAGATTATGAAGATGAAAATATAGAAAATGTAGAAAATTCAATTAATATATTAAATAAAAAAACTTTAGAAATACAAGAAGTAATTTCTAAAGAATTATTTGATGAAAAATATAAAATAAAAGATTGTGAAAGTATTTATAATTTAAATTTTGAAAAGAACAATTATATTTTTATAGATAAAACAATTCCTTTAGATATTGGTAAAATAAATAAAGTAATTCGACAAAATGAAATCACAGAAAGATTAGAAAAAATAAAAGAACAATATAAATATACTCCATTTGCTAAAACTATAAAGTTTTTTAATAGAAGAACTAAATTAATTCAATATGGTTCAATAGCAAATATTGGTGGAGAAAATAGCGTTAAAGCTACAAAACATTTCCCGTTATTTTTTCTATGTACAGGATATAATTTATGAGATATGGAGATTTAGATTTAGATAAAATCTATAAAAAACAAACAAGAGTAATTAAAAAAAGTAATAGTACAAAATATAAAGCTAGTAAAGCTACTGTAGATATAATTCTTAAGGCTAGAAAACCTTTCTTTAGTAATTGTGGCTTTTATATGATAAGAAATAGTAGAACAGGCTCTGTATTTATTGAACATAGTTTTATTCCAGATGATTATTCACATAATTTAAATAAATATAGAAGAAAGAAACATTTAAATCCTGCTAGATTTAAGAAAAGCGTATTAAAAGGAACGTTACAATATTCCGTGATAGAATATTTTCCAGATGGACATAAGCCTACTAAACAGGAAATAAAAAAAAGAAGATTAGAATTAATTGAATTATATAAAAGTAGAATGCCAGGCGGTAATGGATATACTCTCAATACTTTATTAAATAGAAAGCTAAGAATATTTGGAAATTTAAAAAGTAAAAGTAAAGAGATAGAAGTTTTTAATACGTTAACTAGTGAGCTAGAATATGGTAATTTATCTGTAGAAGAATTAGATAAAAAATTCAAAGAAAAATTAGATGAAATTAATATGAAAGATAAAAGTAAAAAAAATATTAAAAATACTAAAGATGTTATATCTAATTATCTTACCAAAGAACAGAGAATCAAAAGAGCATACTTAAATAATTTTAAAACTTTAGATTGTGCATTTGATTTTTTAAAACAAACAGATATGTTAAATTATGTTTATGCATATAGAACTAATGCTTTATATGTAGATGAATTAACAAAAGAATTAAAATCTTTAGAAGATAAAAAAAATAGCCCTAGATTTAAAAATCTTCCTATGGATGAAAAAAAAGAAACTAGAAGATTAATACACGAAAAAAGAATAGCCTTAAATAAACAAAATAGAGAACAAGAAAAGAAAACCGAAAGAGAAGTTTCTATAATTAAAAATGCTTTAGTCTTTGGATATATTGAAGAAATTAGAACGCTATACCCATCTAATTATATTATATTTTGGCATACATCTGTTAGTTCAAATTTTACTGCAATGATTAAATGCGATAGACTACAATACGATAATATAAGATATAATTTAGAAAATCAAGAAGAATTAAAGAAATTTATAGTTGCTTTAAATGGTTTTAAGTCTATATTGAAAGAAATAAAAAAGCAAACTAAAGAAATATGTAAAGAAATTGAAGAACAAATTTTAGAAGATTTTTTAAGCTTTTAGAAAACAAAAACAAGTAGATTTAAATTTCTACTTGTTTTTTTACGTTTTACATTTTATTTTTTGAAATCGTGAAAATCTGGAACAAATAAATCATTAATTAGAGCATTTAACCTTAATAAATCCTCTTGATTTAATTTTTTTAATTTAGATTGTACTATATCATAAATATAAGCATGAGAATTGTAGGCAGACAAAGTTATTGCATCATAAGCAGTTTCAATTGGTTTGTGTGTAATTTCGCTAATTTTAAAATTTTTATCTTGATTATTCATCCCACAAAACCACTTCTTTCTTTTGTAAACTTTTTTTTACATCAATAATTCTTTGATTTGTACTACCACGAAATTTAAGATTAATATTTCTATTTTCAATTTCAAATTTTCCATCAATAAGAACATCAATGTGTTGTAAAAATTCTTTCTGTTTGTCGTTTAGCTCTTCGTATTTTTCGCCACAGTAACACCAAATATCTTTGTCTAATTTTCTTATTTCTTTTGCAAAAAATATTAAATCATCAAGATTTTTTTGACACATAGGACATCCACCACTAAATGTAACTCCATCACTCAATATATCGCTCTCTACATAGGCTATAAGAGACTTTATGCTCATTAGGGTGTTTATATTAAAAGAGTGTGTTTCTTTGTTCTGACAGCCTTTACAGGCATGAGAACAGCCTTGAAAGAATATAACTGTTCTCATTGAGTTTCCATCTAATAAACTCTCCTGTTTTAACCCAGAAATATTTAGAAATTTATTTACGCCCATTGTGAGCTAATCTTTCTTTTATTTCAGCTCCTTTAGATGGATTAACTCTGTCTGTTGTACCTAAGTAGCCACTAATTCTACGAACTTCTTCAATATTATTTCCACCACAATTAGGACAAGTACCATTGAACACTCCTCTTTGTCTACAATCTTTACAAGTATCTAGAGGGAAATTAATTCCAGCATAAGCAACTCCAGCTTTAAGCATATATTTTAAACATTTATCCATTCCCACTAGATTATTTTCTGTAGGACTGTCAAATTCTATATAAGTTATTCTACCTGCGTTATTAAATTCATGAAACATACCTTCTATTGTTATTTTTTTCTCAATTTTACAAGGATAATAAACAGGAACATGGAATGAATTAGAGTAAAAATCTCTATTAGTTACTCCTTCAATACTGCCAAAATCTTTTCTGTCTTTAAATACTTTGTTAATTGTGCTTTCAGCAGGTGTAGCATAACAAGACCAATTGTAACCTGTTTCTATAATTAGATTATCACAATACTCTCTAATAAACTCATTAATTTTTCTAGCTAGCGTTAATGCTTCACTAGTTTCACCATGGTGTGTGCCAATTAAAGCTTTTACACATTCGGCTAAACCTACAAAACCTATAGATATTGAGCCTTGTTTCATAGCTTCTTTTATACTATCTTCTTTTTGAAGATTAATTTTATCTGAATTATAATAGATTTGATTTCCAAATAAATAAGGAATATCATAAGCTTTTAATTTATTTAATGCTGTAAGTCTTATATCTGACACTTCTTTTACAATGTCTAATTTTTGTTTTAATATTTTAAAGAAACTATTTAAATCCTTATTAAAAATTTCTCCCTTAGAAACTAAGGCAATTCTAGGAAGATTTAATGTTGTTGGGAATAAATTTCCCCTACCCTCTGATACTTCTTCTCCATTTACATTTCCTAAAACAAACGTTCTACAATTGTGACTATATATTCCACTAACTTCAAAATGTTCTGAAGCAGTAGTTACATCATAGCTAAAATCTTCTTTTTCTACTTTAATTTTTTCTACTACTTGAGCTTCGACTGTGTTTATATCTTCAATTATTTTTTCTTTATAATTGTTTTTCTTCTTTTCGCAAACTAGTTTTTCTATTAGTTCTTGTGTAGGAGGAAAGTATACTTGATATCTTATTTTACTTTTGTCTTTTGGATTATAATGATTTTGATAAACTTTAGATGGCATATTTAATGTCTGTGCTAATGCCATTTGTTGTAGGGCTAATTCTTTGTTAGTAGAACCAATTTGAATATTAGAGCTTTTAGGATTTATATATCCATCAGCATCTATCATCCCGATTAAAAAGCTTAATCTACTTTCATAATCCCAAGAGAAAACCTCATTAGGAATATGTCTATCTAATTTTTTTACTCCTTCAAATTCTTCTCTTAAGTATTTTAGTATTTTTCCTGTTTTAATTGAGATTAACTCTTTATAAGTTCCTTTTACTCCTCTTTCTCTTAAAACTGTTTTTGTCTCAAGATTAAAGTGATTTTTGCAAGCCTGTATATAAAAAGCTTCTATATCATCTTCTGATTTTGCAGCAATGGAAGATACTAATCCATTAGCATAACAACCATCACAAAGTATGAAACCTAACAACCATGCTTTTTCTGGATTAAAAATTTGTTTTTCTTCATGGTATTGTTTTGTGTTTGTTAATATAGTGTGAGTTTCGTCTAAGTCTTTTGCTAAAACCATTCCTTTGTTTGTTTCAAAAGGATGGTCTGTTGTGCAAAATAAAGACCTTCCATTTGAAAATTTTATATTTAACCAATCTTTGCTAACATTTCTTATAATTCTTTTTGTATCTACAAAACCTTCTTTTGTATCATAAATTTCAACGTTTGTTAAATCCATGTATAAATGAGGCTGTTCAGGAATTTGTTCTTTAGGATTAAAATGTTTAGATAATCTATCCCACATTCTTTTAAAAGACTCCACATATAAATTGCCTTCAAATTTATATGTTATTATCTCATTTCCATCTGTACATCCCATAATATTAACTTCTCTAGGCTTATATTTAGCATAAACAGGGCTATCTAATAGAGTGAATGTAGGGTTCATTCTACTTCCTGCTGCTTTTAATGCTAATTGATATAGGTCATAGTTTACATCTTCTTTTTCAAAGTTAATTCCTTTTAGTAATTTAAAAGTTAAATTAGGGAAAATAAATGTACTACCTATTGCATCTCCCTTAATAAATTCTTCAAGAATATATTTTGTGACCATTCTGCCATATTTACCAGAACTTAAACCCAAAGTAATTGAACTAAATGGGATTTGATTTCCTGCTCTTGAGCGTAAAGTTTGTAAATTACAAATTAAACTTTGCATAGCTTGTTGAACTTCTTTTTCTGTAGGTTTTTCTAAATATCCTTCATCAATCATCTCTTGAAAACAAATATCTAAATTAGGCAACATAGTGCCGCCAAAGACATCATTTGAAATTCTTTGAAGAATTATACCTGCTAAGCTTGATGCAGTTGCTATACGCTTAGGATTAGCTAATGTGGTGTATTCTAAAGGATATTTTAACATATTGGTTAAAATCTTTTTAAGAGGAATTGATAAACAGTTTATTGTTTTATCAAAGTAATCCTCATCATGTAGGTGGATAAATCCATCTACCACTTCTTTAACTATTTTTTTAGGAATACCATATTTTCTATAGTACGCTTTGCTAGCTTCTGCACCTATTTGATACATTTTACTAGCGGGACTATGTCCTATATTAGCATTATCTTTATTAGTCTCTACTGATATTCTTTTGATTTTTTCCATCAACAAATCGAGAAATTCTCTATTATCTTGATGCTCTTTTCTATAAATAATATAAGCTTTAGCTGTTTCTAGAAAACCTTCAATCATTAATGTTTTTTCTACTATATTTTGTATATCTTCTACTGAGATATTTTCTACATACGATAGAGTATCATCAATTATTTTTGTGATATTTTGTGCTTGTTCTGTATCTCCCTCTTTGGAAGATTTTAAAGCCGCTAATACAGCTAAAAATATTTTATGAATGTTAAATTTAGATTTGTTGCCATCTCTTTTAGTAATTAATTTGCCCTCATTTTTTGTTTCTAACTTGATTGAATTTTTAAATTGATTATAGTTTAAATTTGAATTCATCTTCTGTCTCCTTCTTTATTCTTCTTTTTGTGGTACGATATTTTTTGTATCTTAACTTTTCTTTTTCTAACTTAAGCATTTTTAAGTCACTTAAATAAAAAGTTTTACCCATTTTAATTAATTCTTTAATTATAAATGTTTCCATTTCAACATTAGATAAAGAATAGCCATTGTTTTCAATAGCAATTGTATTGTTTTTTAATCTTTCATTTTTGCCTAAAACTTCTTTTTCAAAATGAGTGAATTGAGATTTATCACCATTCTCTCTTTTCATTATCTCATTAATTCTTTCTCCATTTTCAAGCATTTTCATAAGCCTTGTATTTTCGTCTACTTTTAAATAAATGATTGTAATATCTAAGTCTGTTTGCTCTGTCTCAAGAATGTATTTGTAAATAATCATAAATTGATTTGGCGTACAGACTATAGTATCACGATAATTAAATTCTTTCTTCTCAAGAGCATAATAATGTTTTTTACCTCTTTTAAAAATAAATAAATATTTTTCTCTCTCCATTGAGTTTTTTAATATTTTTTTCATTTTTTCTTTTGATAAATAATTATATCCTCTTGTACTTCCTGCTTCTACTAAAGACTTATTTGTGTCCATTCTTAAAGGTCTTAATTTTAATACTTTTTTGACACCTAAAGAACGTTGAATTAAGTGATTGTATAAATCTCTTTTTCCACTTGATTGTTTGCCTATTATAAAAACCAAAATATCACCCTTTCTTATAAGATGTGTACTTACTATTATATCACAAAATCTAACAAATGTCAAGAAAATTTATTAGATTTTGCGAATATTTTCTGTAGAATTTTCTTATAGTTTTTTGTATTCTTTCTCTAAATGCTGTAATAATTCACTTCTTCTAACTTTAGTATCAACTTGCTTTAAAGCTAGATTAAAAGCTTTTTCATTTACACTACAAAACAAGAATTTCTTAGCACGTGATGCAGAAGTATATAATATTTCTCTCGTTAGTAAGCTATAGCTGCTAAAATCTAATGCAAAAAATAAATATTTCCACTCCCCTCCTTGAGATTTATGTGTAGAAATTGAATATCCTAATGTTATTTTATCTTTAATATCTTCAAAATCAAACACATATAATCCTGAACCTTCATTAAATTTAAAAATACCTTCTTTATTAACTTCATCTAAATAAACTAACTCTCCAAGCCAACCATTAAATATAGCTGTTTCCATTAATAACTTACCTTTGTTTTCGTCTGCTATTGTGTTTTTTTGTTTTTCTAATTCTTTAGGATTGTCAGCAATATATTTTTCTATGAAATTTATTTTTTCTTCTTTCCAATTTATATTCATATCTTTTTCTTTTGCTAATTTAAATGTGGATAAATTTATGTTTTTTGCTGTATAATTATTAACTAAATTAATAACTATATCTCCAACTCTTAGAGTATAATTTCTAGCTTCATTTTTATACGTTATAGGAATTTCTTTTTTTATAAATTCATCTATCATACTCTGTGGATTAATAATCTCTTGAATTGCTTTATTCAAAGACAGACAAGATAGCTCTCCTTTTTCTTTTACAGGAGATAAAAATAGAAAATCTTGTTTATTTTCTATTATATTATTGTGCCACATCTCTTTAAAAGTATTTAATATATTTTCTTTTAAACTTTCTGAATTATTACTTGTAAAGAAATCACAATCATCACCAGGTTGAAAAGTAGGTAAAAAAGGCTTACCTAGTAGAATTTTATCGCAAAATTCAATTATTTTACTTTCACCATCTTGTCTCATATTTTCAGTTAAAACAATGTGCTTAATTCCCTCAAAGTTTAATAAATCATATCCTAAATTACCTGCACCAATACTCTGTAATTGGTGTATATCGCCTAGTAAGATTAGCTTACTACTAGGCTTAATATAAGATAAAAACTCACAGAATAGCTCTACAGGTGTCATTGTGAACTCATCTATAATAATAATATCTTGTTCTATTTTTTCTTTTGATTTGCCTTTTAGTTCAACTATTAATCTATTAATAGTTTTGGCTTCAATTCCACTTGCAGCTGCCATTCTAGCTACTGCTTTACCTGTGAATGAAACTAATATTGCCTTAGAATAATTTTCATCTTCTTGATTTTCTCTTTTTTGAATATTACTAGGTAAATTTTGACTTATTTTTTCTTCATTTAAAGCAGCTAATAGGTTTTTCAAAGTATGAGATTTACCTGTTCCTGCTTTACCTGTTATAATTAATATTTTTTCTTCTAAAGCATATTTTATAGCTAATTTTTGTTTTTCGTTGCAAGATAATCCTGTAATTTCCTCCATTTCTTTTAGTCTTATTTCTGCATCTTCTATTGTTTTTTCATACTCATAGTAAGAAATGTTAGCTAATCTTTCAGCAATCTTTTTTTCAATATCAACATAATAAGACAATACAATTCTTCTCATATCAGAATTTTCATTATTTCTTACTACAATTTCTCCGCCATTTTCTAATCTATACATTGTTTCTGCTATGTTATTATCTTTAGTGTAACCATTTGTTAATTTTTCATCCATGCTAAATTCTTTGAAATTAATGTCTAAGTCTAAATCTTTTTCCATAGCTTGATTTAATTCATAAGCATAAACCCAAGCATTTCCATTTTCAAGATTATCATGTAGAAAATATTGAATATAAGAACCTATTCTTAGAACAGATGTCAAATCAAAACCTAATTTTTTAGCATACATATCAGCTTTTAGAAATCCTAATCTAGGGATTTTCTTTATTAATGAATAAGGATTTCTTCTCATTGTCATGATTAACTCGCTAAAGTTTTCAACTCCTGTTAACATTGTATCAATTTGTTCATCTGAAAGTTCTAATTCAGCTAATTCAACTAACAAAATACTTTTTTCTAAATGGCTGTTATATTTACCAATTAGTGTTTCGATTGTTTTTTCTCCCAGTCCTTTAACTTTCATTAAAGATACGATATCTTTTTCAAAAATACTGTCAAAGGGGTTTTCTAAAGTTTCATACATATTTTCTACTTGATTTTCAGTTAATATTTCTCTTAGATATTTCTTTTGATTTTCAGTATTATTTAAGTCTAAAAACATTTCGCATAATTTAGTAGAGTATTGTTCTCTACTAAATTTTTCATTATATTCTAATTTACACTTGAGAAAAAATTGTTTCTTTTCTTCGTTTTCTAAAGGAAACGGATTAAAAGCTATTTCTCCTACGGTAACAATTTGATTAACTCTATCAGCTTTTATAGGTTCTGGAGAATATAAATTTCTTATAATTTTCCATGAAATTATACACCAACCTTTTTCAAATTTAGCATCTTTCTTAGGATAAATTCTAAACAAAGGTTCAACAATTAATGCGTTTTCTCCATTTTCTTTTGCTATATTAATTTTCTTTTCAAATTGATTATAGTCTTTTGTTTCGACTATTTTAAATTCATCTTTAATTTCTTCCATCTTCTACCTCACTCTATATAAATTTTTCTAAAGTTTTTTCTATTGATTTTATATTGCTTTCCAATAATAATAACATAGTTTTTATATTGAAAGCTTTATAAGAGTCAATTTTATTTATACTATCTATAATATTAGCTCTTACACCAACTCTAAAATCTTGTGCTATATTATTTTTACATTTTGTCGCTCTAAAAAATAAAAATAATAAGCTAGAATATAATTCATTTGAAATTTTCAAACTATGTTTTAAATTTGATAATAAATTATATATTAACACTTTTTCTCTCCACGCATAAATATTGTCTTTATTTTTATTTATAATTTTTAATTCCTCTATTGTTGATTTAATCCCATATATATGGTTTTGAAGATGTTTTAGTTTTTTATTTGTCATAAATGCCTCACTTTTCTGTTTCTGTTTGTATTTCGCCATTATTATTAATCTTAGAAACTTTTATAATAAAATGACTTAAGTGATTTGATTTAAAAGGCTTACAAGCTGAAAATAAGTCATTGTTTCTTCTGCCTGTAATCATCAATATTGTTCCTCTTTTAAACCAACTATCTACTTTATTATCGTTAGCATCTAAGCTTGAATTATAATGTAAAAATGTATTTTTATTATAAAATTTTACATTAACTACTGAATAATCTGTTGTTAACAAATAAATTAAATGCTTATTTTTATTTATTCCTAATACAGTTCCTGCAATTCTATATATTTCACTATCGTTGATTGTATTGAAATTTTCTATATTATAAGCTTTTAAATTTACTTTTTCTAATTCGTGAGAATTTAAATAAGTTACTAGGCTGTCAAACTCCCATCTTGAATAATCAATGTTATGTCCACATAGTTTATTAAATATTTCTTTATAAGATTTTTCTTTCATCTTTTCTTTCATTTCATCTAAGTTTGAATTTTTAATCTTATTTATTAAATCTTCAATTGTTTTGTCACAGTAGGTTTTTAAGCTACCATATTTAACTGAATATCCATCTTCTATTGAAATATAATGTTTTTCTTCCTCAAAATTATCTTTAAAGTTATTTTCAAAAAATTCTATCTCATCATCTTCAATAATTTCTAACCATTTTGTAGTGTCTCCTTTGCCTGTTTGTAATAAGACTTTATTATTTTTTAGAACATATGTAGAATATCTTTTACAAACACTATATTTATCATAAGTTTCTTTGTCTACGGTATCAAATATTTCAGAAAAGTTTTCCATAAGTTCTGGAATCTTATTTACATCAAAACTATAATTTGGAGTAAAATTAAGAATAAACTTTTTAATTAAATCTTCTCTTTTTTCACCAAATTCATCAAAGCAACCTGCTTTAATTAAATTTATTATAGCTTTCTTTTTTAATTTAATTTCTTTATTGTTAACTAGAGTCATAAACTTTTCATAAAAATCATCAAAACTTACAAAAGGTCTATTAGAGAATATAAAATCCAATAAATTTTCATCTACATTAGATATAGCATTTAAAGAATAAAGAATTTTATTTTCCTTAGTGTCTGGATAAAAACTATATTTAGCTTTATTTATCAATGGTGGTAAAATATTGCTTTTACCTAATAATCCTAAAGCTTTAGAAATTTTATCGTAGTCTACTGTTTTTGCTTGTTTTTTAATAGTTGTTTGCGTTTCTTCTTCGTCATCTTCAACTATTGCTGAAATATCAATCATATTTTCATTTAATTCTTCTTCTAATTCATCTTCATTAGCAACAGATGATGAATTAATATTTAAACAGGCTGTATTCCAAAATAACATATATTTATATGCGATATTCATTTCTTGAATACATATAACACTATATGGGACAGTATGATTTACACTAAAAGCATAACCTAATTGTGGAACAACTTGAGTCTCCCAAAAATAATTAGCCACTTCTTTTCTATTATTTAATTCTTGGGCTTTAAGAAAAACTTTTTCTTTGATTGGCTTAACTAAGTCGTCTTTTTTCTTAGCTATAGCTTTTCTTAAGGCATTTGCTTCTCCTATGGAAAATCCGCAAATTTCTTTGTCCATAGACAGCAACATAACTTGTTCTTGTTCAGCAGAAATCCCAAAACTATCTTTTAGATGTTTTTCAAATAGATTAATTTCATTAGGAGTTAATCCATATTCTTTCATCTCATCATACCATAGTTGTGGATTTTTCTTATGTTTACAATACTTTTCCATTGGTGATACTTCGCCTTGTAAACGCATTAGAGAGTTAGCTAATGCAAGCTCTCTTAGATTAGCTGGCTGTACATTTTCAATAGTATTTATTCCTGCTAAGCTATCCATTTGGAAAGCATCCATGATTTTCTTTTGATTTAATAGTTCCCAAATTTTAGGATTGTTATAGTCTAATAGTTTAGGATGAATATTACTATCATATAATTCTTTTACTGATTTTTCTTTGGGAATTAAACCTTCTTCCACTAACATATCTAAAGCATTATGTAACTTATCTAATGCTTCTATTGTTAAAAAATCCATCTTTAATCCACCCATTTCATCACTATCTGACATAGTATATGCAGTAATAGGTATTCCACTAGAACTTTTCATTAAAGAATTTTGCTTTAAAAATCCATCTTGAAATATATAAATTGCAGATGCATGAACAGAACGCTTATCTGTGAGATTGTTTATAAGAAACATTGTTTCTTTTAATCCTTCATATTGTTTAATTTTTTCAATAAATTCATCCACTTTTTTGAAACCTTTTTCCTCGTTTCCAAAAAATACATCTTCTAGCGAATAATCTCCACCTTTTATATGGGGAATTAAGCTTGTTAAGTCTTTGGAGATATTATTGTCAATTCCTAAGCCTCTACAGGCTGTAAGAATACAATTCTTTGTTTTAATTTTACCTTTAGTCATGCAATTTAAAACATTCTCATAACCAAAGTAATCTTGCAATAAAGCTAATATATCTGCTCTATAACGTTGTTCTGTGTCTATATCTATATCCAATTATACCCTTGTTTTCACAATACTTTAACACTAATTTAATAGTGGGCTTAGACTATATCTCTTTGTCTTATTTCACAACAATACAAATAAATGCACTTCGTGATAGTGCTTATCTCTATCACTACTTCCTTACGGAATAGTCGTTAAACGTTTCTATTAATATTTTAATAGACTTCGCATGGTATTACCAGCTATCTATTTCTAGACCTTAGGCTCTCTTAGTCAGCTACTTCGTCTTTTTAATTTCTACAATCTCCTTGTAAGGCTTGTGTAGAAGTCTTATTCAACTGATACCATTAGCATTAATAACTTAAGTCACTAACACACCCTTTAGCAAGGTTCACACTTAACGCCCAATAATGTTTAGGCAACTCTGGTCTTTCAAAATGTAGATGTCTCCACTCATGTAGCCCATGTTCAATGGGATTAATTTGAATTATATCTGCTAAATAACAGATATAAAATCCTGTAACACTTCCACGAGCTACACCTACAAAAGATTTTTTCCAAATAATTTCTATTAATTTGTTTGTAAGTGTATAATATTTTGATAATTTTTCATTAATCTTTTCAGAAGTTTTGTATATGTGCATCAATTCTGTGTTAATTCTAGAAAGATTAATTTCATTAAATTCTTGATTTTTTTCAATAAAACCTTTTTCAATTAAATGTAATAATCTTCTATCTTTTTCATCATTATTAAATTTTTCTATATAAGGATATTTTTCATAATACTCTTTAAAAATATGTTGGATAACAAACTTTCCACCTTTTTTATCTTCTGGAACAATGGTATCTTTGTGTAAATCTATTTGTTTACACTTGTTGTAAATTTCCATAGTATTATTAAATATTTCAAATACTTTTTCTTCTTCAATATGATTTGAAATATATCCAAATAATTCTTCTTTTTCCATCATATATGTTGAATTATAAAAATCTCCTGTTTCCCTACTTTCATTTTCTTTAGAGTTAAGAAAATTATAATGCAACAATTTATGTTCTTTTTTTAGATAGTGGCTATCTGTAGTCACTATACACTTTACACCATACACTTCACCTAATTTTACTAACATCTTATTTATTGATTTTTGTAAATAAGATTGTTGAGTATTGTCGTCCAATACAGGTTGCAATTCAAAATATAAATCATCTCCAAATAATTCTTGTATTTCTAAGATGAAATTTTCTATTTTTTGTTTCTTGTTTTCGTCTCTTAAATCAGTTAAATACTCATTTATTAGAAATGGTAATTCACCACCTAAACAAGCTGTAGATGCAATTAAATGTTCTTTATTTGCACTTACAATTCTTTTTAAGGTAGACTTAAGAGTGGGAACTCTCTCAATGTTTTGAGCCTTATACATTCCGTTCCAAGCTATTGAGGAAAGTTCTCTTAATTGTTCATGTCCTATTTCATCTTTAGCTATTAAAATAAAATGAAAATATTTATCAGTTTTATTTTTTACTCCTTCTATCGAGTTAACTAAATATATTTCATTTCCTAATAATAATTTAAAATCTTTTGCTTTATTATTTTTTTGAAGCTTTTTTAAATGTAATATTCCTTGAACATGATTTGACAGACATTCATGGTCTGTAATAGCTACAGCATTATAATTTAATGAGATAGCTGTGTTGATTAATTGTTCTACTTTAATTGTGGAGTCTAAGCCACGTAGGTTGCTATCGTCTGTATGATTGTGTATCGATGTGAATGGTAGATTTTTAAATTTTTCATTCAATATTAATCACTCCTTTCTTCTTTAACCTTATTATATCACACATAAATTCATTTGTCAATAGCTAAGGGTATTTATTTTGAAAAAAACTTTTTACTTTTTATTTTTAATTCAAAGTTGAAAAAATCTGTGGCTCTATTTTCAAACTATGTGCGTAAATGCGGAATGACAAACTCATTGTGCCTTCATATGATGTGAACACAAATAGACAAAAAAATACACCTACTATAAATAGCAAGTGTATTTAAAAATAATATAAAATAAAATTAATAGAAGGAATTATTATGAAAGGTGAGATTTCTCTCACTAATATATTATATCACAAAATATAACAAATGTCAAGTGATTTTGGTATATTTTGAAAATTTATTTTTATAAATAATTACCACTTACTTCTATCGAATTTTTTAGTTGGAGTTTCTATAGGTTTGTTTTCAGTTTTGATAACTTCTTCAATCACTTTAACATCTTCTACAGTTTCTTTCTTAGCTCTTGGTTTATCAACTCTACCCACAAACTCAACAGCCTCACAATAAAAGTCTCTAATCTTTACATTATAATAAACTTCATCCTCATATTTATCTGCGTAAAACTCACATAACAAATCCATTTTAATTATTTGTTCTGGTGTATCGCCAAACCATTCTTCTGGTCTACACATCATGTTTTCATAATCATCTTTGTTACAATATTTTTTTGTAAATTTTATCCCATTATAAATAAAAGATATATAACCTTTATAATCGCTACCTTCTTTTCCTACTCCATTTATTTCCATATTGTTTATTAGTAAGTTTTTAATAAGTATTTTAGGATTAGAAATACATCCTCCCCAAATATTGTAAGCACTTGCAATCTCAACAACATTCTTTTCTTTTAATAGAGCGGCATCAATTACAAAATCTACTTCTGATACATCTACCACTTCATCGTCTGTAATTTCTTTATTACATATATCTACAAAAGTATTTATATCTTCTAAGGAGTAAAATGTAACTCCAAAGGCATTGGGCTGTCCTTGGCATAAGCATAAGTTTAGGCTAGAGAAATATTCTATTGTGCTTTCTAATTTTCCTTTCCCTCTACTTCTACAAGAGCCTTGATAAAGGTAAGGTGAATTACTTTCTTTATTATGTTTGTTTTCATTTTGTCTTAATATAATTACAGGCTTACCAAAGTATGATACTAATTTATTTCCCAATAAACCTGTAAGAGATTTATCTTCATAAGAAATAATATCTTGATTGTCAATAAAAACAATTACTTTATTTTTTTGTAGTTTTAATTTTTCAATTTCAACTTTAATTGTTTCTTCAATCTTTTTAGCTGCATTATCTTGTCTTGTCTTTGCATTAAAGCAAATTCTTGCAGCAGTTTTTTGTAGTGAATGAATTTCTTTTGGTGGTTGTGGGTCTGATTTAGATTTTCTCCTAGGTTGATATTCTATATCTTCTTTGAAATTGCAGAAAGCTTTTAACATAGTTTCTTTTTCATCCATCTTACCATATCTGCACATAGCATTTATCATAGGTGCTATTGTAAATGCAGAGTTATGAATTGTCACACCTAGATTAAATTCATCTGATTTCTTTTCTACTAATTCTTTAAGAGCTTCATTATTGATTTGTTTACAACCCTCAATCATATAATATCTTGTCTCGAGCTCTCTAACGTCCATCATGTCTGCTATAGCACCTAAACCACCTAAGTCATAGAACTGTTTAGAGTAAAATCTTTGAGACTTCATTTTGTTTTTTAAATAAGTTTGTTCATAAGCTTCAATAAATTTTATACACATAAGACTACCACTTAAATTTTCATGTGGATATTGTTTATCCCTACAGTTAATTATAGTAGCATATGGATTATCATTATCAATTGGATGGTGGTCTATAATCAATATGCTACAACCTAATTCTGAAATTTCTTTTGAAAGCTCAACATCATTAGTTCCACCATCTGGAACAATTAGTAATTCTATTTGTTCTTTCTTAATTCTCTTTACGACTTCTTTTGTTATGCCATGTTTCTTACCATCATGTATATAGTAATCTATATTAGTATTAGGATTAATTAATTTAATGAAGTTGTACATAATACTAAAAGATGTTATACCGTCACAGTCACTATCTTGCTCCATTAATATTTTTTTATCTAAGCTATTAAATAATAATTCAATAGCCTGTTGCATATTTTTTAACTTAAAAGGGTCGTGAGTATTTGAAAACTTTGGAGATATAAAATCTTTTATATTTTCAATCTCATAATATTTTAATATAGTTTCCAAAAGGTTTAAATGTTTTTTATTTAAGTCTAACTCTTTATTAACTACATTATATTTCAATGGTTGATTGTTCATTTTTAATTCCTATTTCTTTCTAATTTATTTTTAAATATTTTCATATGCTATTCTATTTTTAAACAGTTGCTTATAAACATTTGGCGTGTTTAAATCAAAAGGATTGGATTTATATTCTATATTATTTTCTACAGTATCGTAATCTATTATTGTTAGTCTAATATCAAATTCTTTTCTTTCGATAAACTTAATTGCTTTATTATAAATTTTTAAAACTTTAGTTCTCCAATTTTCTTTTTCGTTAGCATCTCTATAATCTTTATCCCAACAAAAACATATTTCTTTAACTCCTAACTTAGCAAGAGTATTTATTTGCCAATAAGAAATATTAGAACCACAAACTCCTATAACAATAGAAAAATTTTTAAACCATTGCTTAGCTTTGATTACAGCCTTTTCACTTTCTACTATCACACATCTTTTAGAATTATTGATTGTGTGGTTGTTCAAGTTTAGTCCATAAAGATTATAACTTAAACTATGTTTATACATTGTCATATCTAAATATAGTGGAGTGTATTTACCAAAGAACTTTTCTTTATCGCCGAAGTTTCTTGTTCTTATTCCTACTAAATTATTATTAATATTAAAATGTGGAATTATAATTCCTCCATCAATAATATGAGATTTAATTTCAAATTGTTTTAATGCAAATTCTTCATATCCCTCATAGAGCCACTTACAATAGCTTAAATCGCTTGAGAAATATTGTAGTATTCTTTTATTAATAGGAGTTAACTCTATCCTTAATGTGCGTTCCTGTTCGTCTATGAAGAATTGTTTTTGCTTTTCTAATTCTAATTCTTCATCTTTCTTTTTTTGTATTTGTGTTAAGAATGTATCGTCTTCATCTGGGATTTGAAATCCCTCTGAAAATTTTATATCTAATATTTCACACAATATTTTTAAAGCATTTCTAAAATTTGTGTTTTCTATTTCCATTATTAAATCAAATATAGACATACTACCACAATTAGAATAACAGAAAAAAGATTTAGAACTTTTATAATAATATAATTTATGTGAAGATATTTTATTGTGGCAAACACTAGGAAATATTATATATTCGTTAATGTTTACCACAGGATTACAATTGTAATGTTTTAATATTTTTATTATGTTTTCTTCATTTATATTTTCTTTTATTTCTTTTTTCACATCCATAATAAAAAAACTCTTTTCTATTTTTCTTTTTTGTTTTTAATAATAGTCTTAGGCATTTTAATATATTCATATTCACTATTGGTTGCAAAACAATCATGACTACGCATTGTACCATAGTCTATGTTAAGCCACAATAGAGAACTATCATATCTACTACCTCTACCCTTTTGCATAGCTAATAAGTGTGTAGGCTCTTGAATATAATTGCTCTTGCTTAGTAATGGTTGTATTTTTTCTTTATCAGCAGGAGTAATAGGCAATAATAACCACCAATAATCAGCCTTATTGATAATTGCTTTAGCACCTTGTATTAACTGTTCTGTTCTCATTTCTCTCCAGTTGCCTGTGATTTGAGTAGATGTTATTACTGCTACATCATAGCCTATACATATTTCTTCTTTTAAAGCTGTAGATAAATTGGTTAATACCATGTCTACTCTTATTCCTATTCTTGCGGAAACCTTATCTGCATATTCTGCAATCAAGTGTGGATTTTCAGAAACGTAATCAAAATATACTTCATCGATATTATATTTTCTTTTATATTCAGATACAACAGCTTTAATCTTTTCAATTGTAAATTCTTTTACAGATGCTAACCACATCTTAGAATTTTTAATTACTTGCCCTGCGTATCTAATTCTCTGTAGTTCTTCTATTGACAACCTACCTTCTTTAATCTTAGATGTACTTACATTGGCTATGTAAGCTAATAGAATAGGTTGTACTTCCATATAGTTATCCATCTCATATTGTATATATATTCCACCATTGTAGCTATTATATAGTTCATTAGTTTCCCATTTCTTTGTAGATGGATTATACAATTCTTTTGCAGCAGAGAATGCAAAATCTTTTAAAGCGTTTCTACTCTTTCCCTTACCACTAGGAGTAGAATAAATATATAACATCTTTTTATTCTTACCATAAGTTGCTGTAGTTAAATATTCAGAGGCAAAAGGTATTCCCCATATTTCTCCTGCCAAACATTTGTCGATAGTCTCGTCAATATTATCTCCTGCTTGTATAGTTTCTATGTCTTGATGTTCTATTGTTCCAAAACATTCTTCTACCTGTGCTCTAAAAAATTCTTGTATTTGTTTTAGCGTGGCGTTCTCAAAGTTATTTTCTATCCGCTCTTTTTCTTTTACATCGATTTCGGCAGATTTGCAAAATAGCTCCAATACGTTTAATCCTAATTTATCCAATTTTCTAAGCATGGATATTTTTTTAATTTTATTATAGTAATATTTATAATTGTTTTCTTTTAATTCTACTATTTCTTTTAGTAATTCTTCTCCATTAGCTTTATTAAATAGTGCTAACTGTAATGGATATTTCTGTAGATAATTTAAAATAGTTATTTCAGTTATATTTTCTACACCATTTTGATATAGATTATTACAAACCGAAAATAAAATTTGATATTCTTTATTTAAAAAATCTTCTAAACATATTTTAGTATTTTCTAAATTAGATGGATTAGTTATCAAAGAAGATAATAAATGTTTAGTTGCTTTTATATCTACAATTTCTATTTCTTTACTCATCTAACTCACCAATACTTTCTGTAATATTTTCTATATTAATTATTTTTTTATTTATAGGTTTGTCTTTGTTTATTTTTTTATTTATAATTTGAATATCATTTTCTAAATCTATATCTAAAGTAGATAATCTCTCTCTTTCTTTTTCTATTTGCTGATAAAATTTAGATGCTTCATCATAAACATATTCTATTATGCCTACACCAAATACATCATCTTTCTTTTCATTTTGTAACATATCATAAAAATAAATAAGACTATGTAGCATACCAAAATAAGTTTTGCCTTGTTCTTTAAATTCTTTAATCTGTTTATAAACTAAAGGATGTGGAGTATCATATAATCTTTTGAAGATATAATCTATAAGGTCTTTATAGTCTTGACTGTCTTGTAGTTCTTCATTTGTTTTTTCTTTTTTAGTTTTGGCTTTTGCCATCTTATCACCTACTTGTTTTATTAATTTCACCACTAAAACACAATAGACAATCAGCAATGATTGTCTATTCTTGTGAACTACCAATTGGCTAAAGACCAATTGGCTTCCTGCTCAATAGAACCATTGTCCTAAGTATCAACAGGCTAACCCCGTTATTCCTACGGTTTTGTATTCATCCACTAAGTCTTTAGCTTAGTGGATTTCTACTTCGTTTCTTTTAAAATACTATTCTTCTATAGAAATATTATTTTCTTCTGCTAAGTTAGTAAGTTTAAACAATATAATGTCTAACGCTTCTAATTGTGTTTCAGTGCATTCAGATATTTT